CTTAGAGCTCAGATAATACTTTGAAAGTTTCGAAGTTCCTAATACCTCGAATTTCATCTCCATATTGATGGTGTATTATCCCCTCAGCTCCTGCTTTATCAATGATCATCTGAACATAATCGTTGATACCTTGCTGAGTTGGCGTCAAGCCGTATTTATCATACTTATGTATGAATTTGACGAAATCTTTGAATAACGGGTGGTTACGGCAATTCTCAAGAATTGCAATCGTCCGGATTGAATAAAAGTCGCTACCTTTTATTCCGAACGCGTTAAAATCGTCGAATCGCTCTTGAAAGATTAACCTATTTAGGGCTCGGTAAGTAGGATAAACTCCCGGAATGGAACCGTCAGATTTAGCTAAATTTATTGAATGTAAATTCTGTAAATATACTAAATATTCATCGCTGACGTAACTCTTTTCATCGTTAACATCTAATCCAAACCTTTTGAAGCCGTCCTTCAGCTTTTCGGGATTATCAGTCCGATAAGCACCGTCATCACCTTGTATCTGATAATCGGTTAGGTTCATGTTTAACGTTTCTGCACATAGGAATTGTGCAATTGAGTCAACCTCATTCGTAAAGGTTGAGCCTGAGGGAACCCCGTGTTCCCCACTCCATACACCGTCTGGTGTTACGAGTCCAATCGTACAGAATCTTTCAGCTATATAGTCAAGTTGGTCACGATATTGTGCTTGAAACTTCGATTTAATATAGTCGAAAGACGCGGATTGCAAGCTGCGTCTAAGTGTAGCATCATATGCCGAAAAGTCAATTGACACTAAACTTTCATTACTACTGCGAGCATTTTGAATTAAAGTAGTAATGGATTTATCTACTGCAGTCGGTCCTACAATAGCTGATCTCCACGGTTGCTGCGTCTGAATCTTCAGCAGTGGTCTATAGAATGCCATTTCATTAAGGGTGTCAGCAATTGGAAATCCCCAAACGGCACGGGTCTTCTTAGACTCCTGCGTTCTAGTAAACATAATACATGGATCTTGGCGCTCGAGTAGCGATTTAAAGTTAGCTAGAACTTCTGCTTTAACATGTTTCTTCTTTACGTAGAAGGGCAAACCCGAGTTTGTATTATTCTTAAGATAGATGGCTGCTTCTTTTAGCGTTAACGGACGCAACCGGGGCACCGGCGGTACGGAATAGAGATCGTAGTTTTCTCCAGACCCAAAGTAGTCTGCGACCATGTTCTTTCGATCCAACCAAGGAATAGCTATACTTCTTGGCCCGAACTTGGATCTATTCGATTCCTCTAAATCAATCAATTCCTTTGGAAAATTCTTGCTTTGAGCGTTGAAGATCTTATCCCATTCAGCTAAGATCGTTTCTGGATCATTATTTTCACCTAAAGGTGTTTTAAATACTTCATCAGAACCGCTCTCAACTGTCGACAATTGATGGGAAAGACGCTTCTCAACTCCAGTACCAAGGTTCAGTTTACTTAGAAATGAGTAGTTAGCTTTGCGATCCTTCATCTATTCTCCTCTGTTAAAGTTGATCTGGTTCACGCTCGTAATATTCATTATTACGCAACCGTTCGCGATAATACAATTCATCGTAGTACTGATCTGCTAGGAATCGTAAGTACTCGACCTTATCGTCAGGGCTCAGTCGTTCCCAAGTTGGTTCATTTTGAAATGCTACAGCGTAATCGATAAACGAATCAGTTGATGGAACTTGATCCGAGTCATCCGAAGATGTACAGTTGAATGGTTTGATCATGTGCGACCTCCTAATTC